CCTTTTTCTCTTGAAATTCACCACATTCTCTATATCTGGGAGGGCTTTTGCTAGCTCACCAAACTCACTCCCCTCTGTCGGTTGAGCACTGATCTGATTATCCTTCAGAAACTGCCTTAATATGTTTAATTCTGCTGTCCCTAGAGTCCCCTCTCGTAACCTTTCCATAAATAAATGAGCTAATCCTGCATGTAGCTCACTCAATACTTCGTTTGTTGTGTCTTTTTTTGCCATACAAATAACTATATCCTACTCATCCTAATTAATAGGGGCCCCACCCACCACAGGAAGGCCCCTTTGTTGACCTTTTCCGTTACTTTTTGGGGATCTCTTGCTGGTCAACACGCCCAAATTAACACCTCTCAGATCCCTGTCTACCACTTACTGTCAACTAATGAAGAAGGAACTACCCCGTTCCTCTCCTATAGGGGCCCTATATGACCTACTTTTTTGGTACAAAAATCTGAGGGGGTAACGCTATGTGGTGGGATGAGCTTCACCCCCCATTGGGGTCATAAAAGAGAGCTAAAAGAAGGGGGGGAGGGGGTCTATATGAATTTATTTAGTTGTGCTCTAGCTTCTCAGCCTGTAAGTTCTTTTGTTCAGCCGCAATATCTAGCAAATAGTCAAAGGTGATGCTATATTGAATTTATAGGGGATCAGTATTGATTCTCTTCTGTACCTCGACAACCAACCCACCATGAATAAGAAGGTATCTTCTAATGTTCTTCTTGCTTTGATTGCTGAAGCATATAAGCACGACCCAGAGGGACTACTCTCCGACCTACAGATAACTGTTGATCGAGAAGAGAGCCTTGTTGAGTTTGCTCAGAATGCTATTGATGTAATCGAGATGGAAGACCCAGAAGAAGAGATTGAGTACGAGGAGGAACTTAAAAGAGTTCCTGCCTTGTTAGCTAAGAAGTAGAGGCTTTAGGGGTGGTTCAATTCCACCCTTAGCTATTCCCTCGAAAGAGGGATTAAACCCACCACAAAGAGGAACTATGTCTTGTCTACAAGGTTATGCACTGACTACCTATGACTATCTCGTAGAGAATATGGGAGAGCCTAAGAAGTTAAGAGAGGGGTCTTATGAAGACAACCCATTTGATAAGCTGAGCGTTCAATGGGATATGACATCTTTCTACGTTTACGACTACAAAGAAGAGTCAACACCTAAAGGACTTCATTACTGGCATATCGGGGGAGAGTCTAAGCAAGCTCTAAAAGACTTCGAGGACATAACAGGCATACCAACAACAACAGACTGGAGAGCTAGGCAGTAAAGCTGCTAGGGAGGTGCAACTCCTCCCCTAGCAATTCCCTCAACTAAGAGGGATCAACCCACCACAAAAGAACATGAACAAGAAGGAAGCACTAACACTGTTCAGAGAGATGTATCACATCTCAAAGAATGATTCAATTGCTAATCGTGAGAACTTCCACAACTTCACAGATTCACTCTGTAAAGATGGAGACATCACACTTAAGCAATATGAAAATTGGAGTAATCCTTATTAGCTAAATCCGTAAAAGCGGGGGGCCAAGTGCAAACCTTGGTCTAGCTATTCCCTCTTAACTGAGGGAAAGGCTTCAAGCGTACGAACTTTAAAACTCCAGCATGAGTGAACTCATGCAATTCCTTTAGGTCTAATGGAAGTTGCAACCTTGGAGCCTACTAATCCACCACAAATGTCAATGAATCTACAGGAAATTAAATCTGCTATTGATGCAGATAAAACTGTTCACTGGGCTAATGATTCTTATGTAGTCATTAAACATTTTCCACGCTACCCAGACACGCCAGAATATCTAATCAAATGCCTAAGTAATGACCATTGCATAGGTTTAACTTGGAAAGATGGTGTGACTATGAATGGAAAAGAAGAACAGTTTTATATAAACGTTTGACTCTCTCTCTCAGCCCTAACTATTGGGCTGACTGAGGGACTCAATCCCTCATTTGTAAACACGTTAGGTTCTACCGACATGACAACACGATTCAAAGAAGTCAACCCTGCTACAGGTAAGACTTGGAAGCTTGCAGAAATGCACGCTGCTTTGCTTGAAGCACAGAGACAACTTGAAGAATCAAAGTGTGAAACCGATAAGTACATGCTTATGGTTTTACATGCTGATGAAACTGAATTGACCTGGGGTGATGTTCAAAAAAGATTCATCATGCCAGCAATTAAAAGGGATCAAGTCGAGCGTCCTTTATTTTTCAAGGATGCACGCTGCGGTTATCAGTCTTTAGTCCAATGGATTAAAGAAGGGTATCAAGAACTAAGACAACCACTCATGCACACATGACTCGTTTAGTTATTTACTCAGCCCTCACCATATTGGTGGGGAGCTGGGTTTTTTCTTCTTTCTCTAATGGGATTAAAGAATCTCCTTTAGGACAAGAGTTAATCCAACGTCGTCAAACACTGGAGCAAATGCAATGAATCATTTGATTGACTTGACAGATGATGACTGGGATATCGTGATTGATTTCTGTATGAATGGAGATCACGAAGACCTAATCAGAATTGCCAAGGAAATACACAAACAAATTTACATTGATGAACCCATGTTTACTGAACGTCAGCTCTTTGAATCTTATGGTCTTGACTACGACAAGATCAAAGATAAGGAGGCAGCCATTAAGGGTGCTCAAGTTAATGGATACTTCGACAAAGAAGTACCTGATGAAGTGCTACCTGAATGGATGAAAGAGAAAGACGAGATCATAGGTCTTGACTGACTGTCACCTAATGAAGAAAGACTCCTACCTATAGGGGTCATACAAGATCTTCTAACGGAGGGGCTTAGCCTCTCCCTTAGAGGTTCTATTACGAATCTCTACAGTATCAGTTCTCATTCCATTCTGTAGCTCTATAGTAAAGAAGCAATCCACCACACCATGACAGTTACAGATTACATTCCAAGTCGCTATCAAAGAGACAGAGAATTATTTGAAACCTATTGGGAGTGGCATAAGGATCGCTACGGTACAGAACCCACCACTCAGCAATCTTTATTGTGTTGTGACTGGGCTCTACATCTACTGAATAACCCACCAACCTAAGTATTCAGATGGGGCTAGGAAAAGAATGGGTTAAGCGTAACCGCTGGCGTGTCATAAGGATGAACTGTCTTTATTTCATTGACCAAAGGTGGCGTTCTGATCACAAGTTCACTCACTTATTTACTGGACTTAATGAAATCGACCCCTTTCAAAATTCACAATCTAAAAACCGAGCCGCCCTCCGTAGGGCAGGCCAACGACTTAGGTCAAGTTCTCTTTTGGAGTAGAACACACGGCTGGTATATGGGATTCTTTCAGAGTCCTTGCTTTGGTGACACAACTAGCTGGACTTATGCACCACAACCAGTATCAGATCAGAAAGCAGATCGAGTTGAGATACTTGAGACTCACTTTCAAAAGCTGATACAAGAAAAGGAGTGGAGTAAAGAGGGAAAGCTAGAGCCGTGGCAACAAGTACTAATGCGCCTCGCTTTTATTGAAGGTGCAAACTGCAACCTCTAATCACATGACTGAAACACAGACAACAGAAAAAGCTGAAACAAAAGCCGCTGTTAAAAGCAGGCTACAGATTTCAATCCCGCCATCTGTTGAGCGCAGACTAAATCTATTAGCCGAGGCGCAAAGCCTACCCGTTGCTGAGGTAGGAACAAGAGCTTTAACTGAATGGGTTGAAGCTAATTACTGTGAGCAGTTGGCCTTCTGGTCTTCTGACTTGACGTGATTATGTCAGTCAGGTTTAGAGAGTTACTTTGGTACTCACTTGAAGACCCTCGCTGACGAACTAGCGCACGAAGACTACATGATTTCACTTGGTCGGGATCGAGTGAGATTTGTAGGAAACAAACAGCGCAAGGGGCAGATGGAGTCCCTTTCAAATTGGGGAGAAACCCTAACTGCTAATGGGATAGATAAGCTAGTCATCCACCTACGAGCAATAAGAAAAAAGATAGAGAAGGGAGTGGCTGGTAAAGCTTTCGCTCTTCTCTCTCCCATCACCCACCTACCACCACAACAAGTAGCAGCATGTTCAATTCGCACTGTGATTGACAGTCTTAGTGCATGTAACACGCTTCACTCAGTGGCAATGGATATTTCAGAAAAACTGTGGATAGAAACCATGCTCGATAGAGCTACCAAGGATGAACTCTTTATGTTCAGACGTGGTCGTAGTCGCAAGACTCAAAAGCTCTCATTGCTCAGAAGATTTCGACACTCAGATGATTGGAATGTCAAAGAGAGAATGGCTAGCGGTACATTCTTAGTTCAATTAATTGCTAAAGAGACTGGACTTATTGAGATTGTTTTAGATAACAGTTATCAACCACCTCGGAGAGTGATCAAAGCAACTGATGAATGTATGGCTTGGATCAATGACGTGAAGGAAGCGCAGGAAATGATGACCCCAAATTATCTACCCACGCTTATACCTCCTCGGGATTGGACAACACCTCTCGAAGGTGGATATCACAAGAAGCTACCACTCACATTGCTGAAAAGTAATAGCGAATTAGTAGCTGAACATTGCTCAGGTGACGAGATGTTTATACAAGCAGCAAACATTCATCAGTCTGTTGCTTGGAAAGTAAACACTCAGATACTTGAGCATCAAGAACACGCTTATGATTTGAACCTTGAGATCGGATGCTTACTACCCAGGAATGGATACTCTGTTCCTGCTTACCCCAAGCATCAGCCTGAAGATCATCCAGACGTAGCAGTTTGGAAAGCTAAGGCTAAGGCAATACATGAGCGCAACGATAGGACTAAGTCTGCACGAATCGGCATAGCTAAAACCTTATGGGTTGCTCGTCGATTCAAAGATGAGGAACAACTATTTTTCCCCATGTCTCTCGACTGGAGAGGAAGATATTACTACCGACCTCCATACCTCAATCCTCAAGGTAATGATGTATCGAGAAGTCTCCTCCTCTTTGCTAACTCTCAGCCTATCGAAACAGAAGCTGACGCTGATTGGTTACGTATTCATGGAGCTAATTTGTATGGTTTGAAATCTAATTTTCAGACTCGTATTGATTGGGTTAATGAACACGAGCAGCTAATCACTGGAGCGGGTACTGATCCTTGGCTCAGCCCTGAGTTTTGGATGAGAGCAGACAAACCGTGGTGCTTCCTTGCTTTCTGTTGTGAATACAAAAGCTTCAAGTCTCATGGCTTGGGCTACAAGTCTTCACTTCCTATCATGCTCGACTGCACTGCATCAGGGATACAACATTTCGCTGGGCTCCTTAAATCTGAGGAGCTTGCCAAACATGTCAATCTCTTTGATGATGATCAGCCTCAAGATATCTACGGTCATGTCATTACGAAAGTAAATGAACAGCTAAGGATTGAAGAGGATGAACGAGCTGGTAAATGGCTGACCCTTCAACCTGATAGGTCGCTGGCAAAGCCAGCCGTTATGACTTGTCCCTATAGCGCAACTCGTACAGCTTTTTTCTATTACTGTCACGAGTGGGCGCAGAAAAGAGCAAGAGATCTATTCGGTTCAGGAGCATGGACAACACAGACTGGATCTATGACAACCATGCACTACATGGCTGGCATATTGCACAAGCAAACGACTGAACTTATTAAGCCAGCCGTTCAAGCAATGGAGTGGTTCAAAAAAGTAGGGCGTGTTGCTGGTAAACAGAACACCTCTCTTAACTGGATCTCTCCATCTGGTCTGTTTGTTCATCAGGAATATAAGAACACAAGAAAGACAAGAATCAGACTCAGATATTTATCTGATGTTCACTTAGATATAGGTGCACAGATAAATGAGTGGGATCTGGACTCAAAGAGAATGGGTAATGCTCTTTCTCCTAATGTTCTCCACTCTCTTGACTCATCACACATGGCACTAACAACAGTTAATGCCAGAATTAAGTACAACATTACGAACATAGGAGGTGTTCACGACTGCTTTGTTTCCAGCCCTGGAGAAATGAGTAAGCTCCGAGACTGTGTTCGAGAATCATTTGCTGATATGTATTCAGTTAATTGGTTCGAGAAAATTACTAACACTCTCATTCAACAACTACCAAGAGGCAGTGATCTACCACCTAAGCCAAAGCAAGGGAACCTAGATCTATCTGTCGTAAAAACATCTAACTACTTCATCACATGAATTCTGCACAACAGTTTGAAAGACTCAAGCTCACCACTCCTGAATGTAAATTTCAGTATGCTTGGCTCGTAACTCCTGACACTAAGTACGAACAGGCAGTCTGGAAAGTAATCGCTTTAATTCCTGCGGATAAAGCAGCGGATATGGCAGATCAACTTGACGGATTGCTTACTAGATTTCAGAAGCAATGTAAGGAAGCTGATCCTAATAAAAAGAAATGGACTTCAGCACCTACCTCCTTTGGATTCGACGACATAGAGGGTGAATCAGTCTTCTATATCAAGATGAAAAGGAAAGTTAATGGTGTAAGGAAAGATGGAAGTACATGGACTAACTCAGCCCCTGCTTTATTTGATGCCAATGGGAAACCATTGTCTGAAGAGATGAAGCAAAGGGTAGACAAGATAGGCCCTGGATCTACAGGTCGTATCTCTTTTGAAGCAGTCCCTTATAACCATCCATCAACAGGAGTTGGTATCAAAGTTCAACCATTAGCTGCACAGATCATTGATCTGAAGGAATATACAAAGACCGCTACAAGTTATGGCTTTGAAGCAGCGGAGGGAAACTTCCAAGAACAGACGCAATCAGCGTCACCGATCTCATCCACTACGGGTGAAGACGAAAGCGACTTCTAAATATAGAAGTAAGTTTGAGGCTGGTATCGCTGCCAGCCTTGAACAGCGAAGCGTCCCCTTTAGTTATGAACCAATAGTCCTTGACTATGTGATTCAAGCTAAATACAAACCCGATCTCATTCTTGGTAATGGAATTGTGGTAGAACTGAAAGGTTTCTTTTCAGCTCAAGACAGACGCAAAATGCTATGCGTGAAAGAACAACATCCTGAACTCGATATCAGAATGTGCTTTCAAAACGCCAAAGATAAGATCAGCCGAGCCAGAAAATCTATTACCTATGGAGCTTGGGCTACAAGGCATGGATTCAAATGGGCTAGCGGCACTATCCCTGAAGACTGGTATGAACAAGGCTGAACGTATTGACTATGCAGAAAAAAGAATCAAGGAATTAAAACTCCTGATCCACCACTGGGAGAAAAATGAAAAGCAAAAGCAAGTACCTGAAACACGGCCCATGTCCTGAGTGCGATAGCAAAGACAACCTTGCTTGGTTTGATGATGGACATGCACATTGCTATGGCTGCGGGTATCAGTATCAACCCACCCAAAAAGAGAAAAGACCAATGCCTGTAACTCCGATTAAAAAGCCTGACCTTATAGATCAGTGTCGAATTATTTCCAAGGCTATGACCAAGCGTGGAATCACTAAGGAGACAACAGAACTATATGGATATGGTTCTACTGAACGACATGGACAACAAGTTCAAGTCGCAACTTACCGAGATCAACTAGGTAAACCATGTGCTCAACATCTAAGAACTAAAGACAAAAGATTTAGTTGGATAGGTGATTGCTCAGATATGCAGCTATGGGGTCAACACCTATGGCGACAAGTAAATCAGGGAGGAACCTTCGTTGTTATTACTGAAGGTGAGGTTGATTGCATGTCAGTCAGCCAAGCTCAAGGTAATAAATATCCTGTTGTTTCTTTGCCTAATGGAGCACAGAGTGCTAGCAAATATATAGCCGCAAATTTAAAATGGTTATCAGGATTCAATCGCATTGTTCTTTGCCTGGATTCGGATGAACCAGGCATGGCGGCTGCCGAAAAAGCAGTTGAAGTATTACCTGCTGGCTCAGCAGCAATATGCAGACTCCCAAGAAAGGATGCTAATGAAATGCTCGTCGCAGGAGAGGGCGAGTTGTTGCGGGATTTGCTCTGGAAATCAACACCAGTCAGGCCCGACGGGATCGTTAATGCAGCGGATCTATGGGATGAGTTAATCAAGCCAGGATCTGAGGCAATATGTAAATACCCTTGGCCTCAACTTGATAAGGTCACTCGTGGTTTTCGCAAGGGTGAAATGATTTCTATCTGTGCAGGATCAGGTACAGGTAAGAGTTCTATATGCAAAGAGTTAGCTCATTATTTTCTAATCAATGGATTGAAAGTTGGGTTCATTGCATTAGAAGAAAGTATCCAACGTACTCTTCAAGGAATAATTGGTATTGAATTATCTTTACCCCTTCATCTTGATCTCAATCTAGCTAGTCAAGAGACAATCCGTTCAGCCTTTGATCGTCTTTGTGCAACGGAGCGTCTCTTTCTTTATGACCATTTTGGTTCTATGGATCCTGATCGACTGGTAGAACAGATTCAATATCTTGCCAATGTTGAAGGTGTTGACGTTGTGTTTGTTGATCACTTGACCATTGTTGTTAGTGGTATCTCTGACTGTGATGAACGTCGGGCCCTTGATGTAACTTGCACAAAACTTAGACAAACGGTTGAGTCTACTGGCGTTGGATTGTTTATCGTTAGCCACCTCAAACGCCCCGAAGGGAGAGGCCATGAGGAGGGTAGCCAAGTCTCTCTTAGCCATTTGCGAGGGTCACATAGTATTGCTCAATTATCTGACATTTGCATAGCGGCTGAACGTAATCAACAGGGAGATGTATCAGAGCGTAGTGAACTACAACTTAGATGTTTAAAAAATAGATTCGCAGGTACAACTGGCCCTGTTGATCTACTCCATTACGACCAAGAAACAGGTCGTCTATCTGTCCCAATGTCTTCTTACTTCTAATGACTTTATTACTAGATGCCGATTGGCTACTTTATAGTTCCTGCTGTGCGTGTGAACAAGATGTTCGGTGGGATGATGACATTCATTCTCTTTGGTGTAGCGAGAATGATGTTCTTGATCTAATTGCTACAAGGGTTGAACAGTACCAAGCAATCACTGAAGATAGGTCAGGCGTAATCATGTGCTTCTCTGATTACCCCACCTTCAGGCATGGTATCTATCAAGACTACAAAGCGAATCGTTCAGGTAAAAGAAAACCACTAGCCTTGAAAGCTGTTAGAGAAAGAGTCGCTAAAGACTTTCATGCTATTAGCTTTGATGGACTAGAAGGTGATGATGTTCTTGGCTTGCTAGCCACTGGTCAGAGATACGACAATCCAATTATCGTGTCGCCTGACAAAGATATGCGTGGTGTTCCTTGTACTCTCCTCGCAGGTGATGATCTCGAACTGATTACACGCAAGAAAGCAGATAGGAACTGGATGCTTCAGTGTTTATCTGGAGATAAAACTGACAACATAGAAGGCTTAACAGGGGTGGGCCCAGTAACAGCAGATAAATTATTAGGCGACGCAGAAAGTATTGAAGAAATGTGGGCCAAGGTTCATAGTGCTTACGTTAAAAAGAATAAGACTTATGCTGATGCTGTATTAACTGCACGACTAACAAGAATCTTGCGGGATGGGGAGTACGATTACACAACAGGTAATGTAAAACTTTGGGAGCCAACACTATGAATGATGAAGATCTTTGGCCTCCTATTGATGAGGCTATTCTCCGTAAGTTAGATGAAATTTATCCTGAACAATGCCCCTCAACTGATCAAGAAGATAGAGAAATTTGGCATTACGTTGGAGCAAGGAGTGTGGTAAGAATGCTGCATTCGGTTTACACTGATCAAAACAACCTTGATTAGTTATGTGTGGTGGTGGAAGAAAACCTAGTGCCCCTGATAACAGTGCAGCCTTAGCACTACAACGGGAACAGCTTGAAGAACAACGTAGACAGTTCGAGATTACGAGATCTGATCAACAGAAAAGATTGGATGAACAGAAGGCTATCGCTGAAGCTGCACCACCACCACCACCAAGTGAGACTGCTGATGTTGCAGCCGCTGCATTAGATAATCCTGGTGGTGGAACTCCAGCCAAGAGGAAGGGTTATGGTAGAAGGAAATTAAGAACTGACATTGCTGGAGGTAGTGGAGGTCTTAGTATCCCAGGCTAATTAAATGGAACTTTCTTTAACTACTGATGTTGATCGTCAGCCAGGAACTTACGACGACGAACGTGATGGAACAGTAGCAGCTCGTTATCAACAATTAAAAACAACAAGAGATCCTTATCTTCAGAGAGCTAGGGACTGTGCGAAGGTCACTATTCCTTCGTTAGTTCCTGATGCAAATCAAGGAGATCATGGAAGACTGAAGACTCCCTATCAATCAATAGGAGCTAGAGGTGTTAGCAATTTAGCTTCTAAGCTTGGGCTAAGTCTGTTCCCTCCTAACTCTCCTTTCTTTAAATTAGAGATAGATGCACTTGCATTACAGATAGAAGAACAAGGCCCTGAAATTAAAACTGCTTTAGATAGTGCTCTTGTAAAGGTAGAGCTAGCAGTTCAAACTTCATTAGAAACAATGAGTGCAAGAGCCTCATTGCATGAAGCATTCAAACAGTTATTAGTTGCTGGTAATGTTTTACTTTATGTAGGCAGTGAAGGGATAAAGGTTATTCATTTAGATAGATATTGTGTCGTTAGAGATCCAGTCGGTACAGTCAGTGAGATTGTTGTTGAAGAGGAAGTTTATCCTGATGCCCTACCTAAAGATTTCCTAGAAGAAAACGAGAAAGATAATAAGCAAGAGAAGATAGGCCCTGTTAAGAAGACAGTAAAAATATATACATGCGTCAAATTCCAAGATGAATTAGCAACTTGGTATCAGGAATGCAAAGGGAGAGAGATCCCTGGTACACATGGTCAATGTCCAAAGGCTTGTAATCCCTGGATACCACTCAGGTTCGAGCGAATTGATACAGAAGAATATGGTCGCTCACATGCTGAAGCGTACTACGGAGATTTGACTGCACTCGAATCTCTTTATCAATCAATCCTTGAAGGTAGTGCAGCCGCTGCAAAGATTCTTTTCTTAGTTAATCCAAACGGTACAACTAGACCAAGGACTCTTTCATCAGCAGCTAATGGTGCAATCGTTCAAGGTAATGCTGCTGATGTTACTGTCATTCAAAGTAACAAAGGGCAGGATCTTCAGATTGCTAGTGGCCTAGCCGATAGGATTGAAGGTCGTTTGCAGTTTGCCTTCCTTCTCA